GATGTAGGTAAGTTATGCTGTGTAGACGGATGTGGCAAGCCTCTAACTCCTTACAAAGGGCCCGGTGAGGATAAACTCTGTAGGCAACATCAAATAGATCAAGTTTCGTATGGCGGGTATGGCAGACATGATAGGCCTCACACTTTTCACAGATCAGATGTTTGTGAATGTTGCGGTCAGGATATCAATGCTGATCCCAGATGGGAGAAAGCACAACTATTCTTTGGCATAGAACTGACAGAAGAACAAAAGCATGAAATCAAACGCCGCTACAACCATGGCGATCATGATCATCGTAAAGCAGACGGTGGGGATAACAGCGCCAACAACACTAATGCGTTTTGTTCGTTCTGTCATTGGGTAAAAACTGTTATTAATAACGACGGAAGAAAGAAGGAACTATAATGAAACGTACTAACATTAAAGAAGGTTTTGGCGGTGAAGTGCCGTTTACAAAATTTATTGCAAGCGATTTAGAAACATCAAATCGTTTATTAACAGCACTGGATCTTGGCTATGAGGATGGGTATACAGTTACTCCGGAAGAGCATACTTCACATTCAAAACGTGTAGACCTTGTGATCCGTGATGCTGATCAAGACGTAGTCCTAGTAGTTGAAAGCCAAGACGCAAGTGGCTGGTTAGATGCAGTACATGCCAGTAAGATTACCTATTATATGTACGATAAAAAGTGTGACGACGGTGTTCTAATCTGTGAAGATGCTGATGAACATATCAAAGGATTTGTCAAGTGGTTAAACGACAATACTCCGTTGCGTATCACTTTAGTAGGAGTAATGATATTTGAAACAAGTGCCAATCCACATTGCGAGTTTACTTGCCTAATCCGTCCGAGTGATCTACGTGATAAGAAGGTACGTAGAGTTAGTGCCGCCGCCGGCATTGATACTACGGTTGCTGATCGTACTCAAGAATTATACGATTCGAATCCCGATTTGTTTACCAACATTGCCCGTGACTATGTTAGTAAAACTAATGTAGGCGGCAGTGGTATGACGGCTGCTATCCATCCGTATAAGACAGATGGCTACTGGGTAGAAATTTGGCACGCTGGTAAATTTGATACAGATGGTTTTAAGAAGTCCTTTACTGATACTGTGGAATCAGCAGGACTTGAAGCAGGATTCCAGGCCCGTCGAGGATATGTTAAAGTGCCCAACACTAAGTCCGCTATCGACACATTCAATCTCCTAGTATCAGCATTAGAAACTAAGAAAATCCACGGTTAATAAATATCTCATGAAGATATTAGTAACTGGCTGTGAAGGTTTCATTGGACGAAATATGACTGCTTGGATGCAGGCAGAAGAAGGTTGGTCGGTAGACGGTTATGATTACGACCCAAACGAATTCCCTGACGTAAGTGAATATGACTGGGTAGTGCATCTAGGCGCCATAGCTGACATGACTGATACAGATGTTGACCGCATTATGAAGCAGAACTTAGAGTTCAGCCAACGTCTGTTCAATGACTGTAATCGACATGGTGTTAATCTACAGTACGCCAGCTCTAGTTCAGTCTACGGAAACACCAAAGACTTTAGTGAAAGTGCCCAGTGCCACCCACAGACTCCCTATGCTTGGAGCAAGTACCTATTTGATCGTTGGGTGTTTCAACAGAGTCCTAGCATCTATGTACAGGGATTCCGTTACTTTAATGTTTATGGCAAATATAATCACTTGCGTGGGCATCGTGCTAATGTAATACACAAGTGGCGCGAACAGGCTCGCAACGAAGGCAAGATCACGGTTTGGGAAGGTGCTGAAAATATCAAACGTGATTGGACTTGGGTCGGCGATGTTTGCCGTCTACACATAGATTTTATTAAAACTGTTAACGGATCGGGTATTTGGAACTGTGGTGCAGGACTAGCACACAGTTTTCTAGATATAGCAGAAGAAATAGCAGAACAAGAGCGTGTAGACATAGAATTCGTACCAATCCCCCCAGATGAACAGTATCGCATGCGCCATAAAACTTGTGCAGATTTGACACTGCTAAAGAAGACTATAGGCAAACGTAAATGGTTAAACGTCTTTGAGTTTTTATCACAGTAGAAACTATAAATACACTACTATGCGTATAATTGATATTTTAACTGAATCGTCAACACCTAATCCTGTGGCCAAGGCTGCACAAAAGGTAGCTAAAGGATCGGGTCAACACAAAAATCCTAAACGTGCTCTAGAAGTTCCACGTAAAGAAAAACACAAGAAATCGATCCCAGTTGCTGAAGCAGGCAAAACTGCTCGTGAAAAGTGGACTGCGGCGTCAAACGCTCGTGAAAAAGCACATCAAGAACGTGAAGCCGAGATAGCTAAACTTCCGCAAGAAAAGCGTTCAGGTGCTGCTATAGATGCATTGGCTAATCATCTTGACAAGGTAAAAGAACAGCATTCAGATGTTATGAAAAAAATATTCAAAGACAAGCTAGGCAAGCCTGTAGGTGAGATTGGTATCGATCCAGAAGCAAGTCCAGGCGGTGGCAATTGGTATGTTAAACATTATGCATCAGGATATGATGTAGTAGGTTTTGACAATGCCACCGAAGCCAAAAAAGAATTAATGTATGCCCATAAACATGCAGATGTATTAGGTGAAATGTTCCTTGATGAACATGGCAAAGCATCACGTGCATTATGCCTAAGTTCAAGGTCAGACTCAGACCTGGGTGCTAGTCAGTTGGCTAGTTGTAAAAGTCAAGGGCTCCGTGCTAGGGATGGTAAGAAATCACACAAGTTAGGTAAAAGTCCTAATAGTAGAATCACAGTAGGTGGTCATAAGATCAAAGGCGCCAAATATGGGGGCAAGTTGCCCGACTGGAGTTAATATGCGATTTAGAGAATTTGTTGATACTAAAATATTCAATCCTCGACCTCAAATAGTTGGCGATAAAGATGTGTTTGCCATGCAACAAGAATTAAAAGCCAAGGGTGAAAATTTAGGAACCTTTGGTCCTAATCACGATGGGCTAGATGGTCTGCTAGGACCTTACACTCGACATGCAGCTGATCATCAGCCAGAGATTGCGGCCAAATACAAAACTGTTTTAGATCGCCCTAACAGTGCTGATGCACAGAAAATTGATGTGTCAGCTATCCAAGATCCAGACTTTAATAAAAAGCTAGATAAGATTGCCAACGACCTAGGTGTTAAGTCTAGCGACCTACTGACCATAATGAAATTTGAATCAGGTGTTAATCCAAGTATCTATAACAAGGCAGGCAGTGGCGCAGTAGGATTGATTCAGTTTATGCCTAACACTGCTCGTGACCTAGGTACTACCACAGCTGAATTAGCGCAAATGGATGCTGTACAACAGCTAGACTACGTCTACAAATATTTTAAGAAAGTAGGTGTAGGTAACGGCACACTAGGGGACCTATATATGGCGGTGTTTATGCCTAAGTTTGTAGGCTATCCTAACGATACTGTACTAGGTCAAGATGGTGCTGACGGATTTGCCGGTAGAGTTTATGCACAGAACTCCGGATTAGATAAAAACAGAGATGGTGCTATCACTGTCGGTGATGTAAAAAATTCCATACAAAGAACTGCTTAATAAATACCTGCATGAATATTGTAGGTAACTTACTAATCGCACCCCCAGCTGTAAAAAATAACTTCTGGCACAAGACAGTGATCATGATCACTGAACATCACACACGTGGCAGCGCCGGGTTGGTGCTAAACAAACGTAGTGAATTAACTCTAAATGAATTTGGCGCACAGTTAGGCATACCTTTAGACTTGCCAGGATACCTCTATGTAGGTGGTCCTGTGAATGTTAAAAGTCTAAGTTTCCTACATACCAATGAGTGGGTCAGCAAAAACACCATGCATGTTAACAACGAGTTTTCAGTTAGCTCTGCAGAAGATATCCTACCTAGACTTAGTGCAGGAGATTGTCCAAAACAATGGAGAATCTTCTTGGGTATGTGCGGTTGGGGCCCTGGACAGTTGTTAGGTGAAATCAAAGGCGAAAACGGTTGGGAACACAACAACAGTTGGTGTACTGTAAACAGTGATGCTAGCCTAGTGTTTAAGTCAGATCAAAAAGATCAATGGTGCGAGGCACTCGATCGTTCTGCGCAGGAATTTGCTCAAAACATCCTAGCATAGACTGTAATCTGTAGTACAATAAATAATTAAAAGAGGTTATAATGGCGGCAACATTATTGCTCAATGCTGACGGCGCACCCGTGGGCTACATGCCATTGAGCACACTAACTTGGGAAGATGCAATCCGATATATGGTCTTAGACAAGGCCGATGTACTAATGTTTCACGACAATTGGATTGTGCGCTCTGCCAATTGGGAAACACAGGTCCCTAGTGTTATGATGTTGCGAGAGTACATGAAACCTAAAACTGTTGTACGTTTCAGTCGCACAAATGTATATCTACGCGATCACGGTCGTTGTCAGTACTGTAGCAAACATATCACACGGCAGGAGTCAACTCTAGATCATGTAATACCTGTGTCAAAAGGTGGAAAGACTACTTGGGAAAACTGCACCACAGCATGTGGACCATGTAATTCAGCCAAGAGTGATGTTACCAAAGGTTGGAAACCTAAAATCAAACCCTACAAGCCAGACTACTATGAACTGGTAAGTAAACGTAAGAAAGAAGAATTCAACATAAGGTATACAGAATGGCTACAATTTTTACAGTAAAAGTTAAGAAGGCACTGTGGTGCGCACTAGGGTTCCTATGCCTAGGGTTAGCCTATATTGGATTGATTACCCCCGGTATCCCTTGGTCAACTCCTACAGTAGGAGCAGCCTATTGCTTTGCCAAGGGCAGTGATCGTATGCATAATTGGCTGATGAATCATCGTATTTTTGGACCATTCCTACGTGGATGGGCAGAGAAGCGTGTATTTCCAGTTAAGGCTCGCTGGCTTATGGTATTAACAATGGACAGCAGTCTTATCATCATGTGGTTCACTACACACAATGTCAAAGCAGTGGCCTGCACAGGTATCTTTATGGCCTTGATAGCATGGTGGGCTATGGCCTACCCTAAATCAGCAGAAGAATACGATGAACGTAAAGCAGCCGGAAAGAAGATAGGCTGGTTCGGGTAACATCATAAATAGTAGTACTTTATAATAGGAGTACTACTCATGAAGAAATACTTATTAGGCTTGGTTTTAGCCTTAGTTGCTACTAGCAGTTTCGCTTGGACACAACGCCAACCAAATCCTCCACAAGCATGCCAACCACATGCTCCATACGGTTTCCCACAAACAGCTGGTGTTACACCAATTTGCCGTCAAGCATATCTAGTTGGATATGATGCGGCAGCCAAGTTGCCTAAATATGTAACATATGAACTATTGCCACAAAACGCACTAGGATGTGTTGCTCGTACTAATGCATTTGCTGCTGATCAGTCCGTGCCAAATGGTGCTACACCAGCTGACTATGCTGGTACAGGTTACGATAAAGGACACATGAGTCCAGATGGTGACTTATCATGGGACGTTCAAGTAGAGTTCGAAAGTTTCTTGATGACCAATATGAGCCCACAAGCGGGCAGTTTGAACCGTGGTATTTGGAAACTGTTAGAAACATCAGTACGTGGTTGGGCAGTACAACGCGGTCAATCATATACAGTTTATGTAGGTGGTTTATATGGCCCAGGCGACAAAACAATTGGTAAAGGCGTAGTTGTACCACATGGTTTCTACAAGATCGTTATCAACAATCAAACTAAAGAGATCGCAGGATGGGGCTTTCCGCACACAGCACCGTATCCAAACTTGGGTAATGACTTAACCAAGTTCCGTGTTCCAGTTGCTACTATTATGAAAGATGCTGGTGTGCAATTTGCGTTTCCACAAGGTGCAGTTGAACTTGCGCCGGGTAAAGAATGGCCAGTTGATTTTGGCGCTTTAACCAATGCTAAACGTGCTAAGTGTGGCGCAAATGCAAGTACCGACTAATCCAGATAAATACCCTGTGTATCCCGAAGATGACGGCTACGACACTCCAAAGAATCCTTATAGCGATGTTTGAGTGTCTAGCTTGTCTAGGATGTGGGTTAGGTGGATTGGAATATGATAAAAAAGACGATTGAACGGGATTTACTGCTAGGGTTATCTAAAAAACTTGGTGTTTTATTTGAAGAAATTGCCAAGGAATTGTACCAACAGCAACTACCAGGAATACCTGAGCCAGTGATGCCTCCCGAGGGTGAAAAACAGTTTGAACCTCATGAAAAGATTCCAGGAAAAACACTACCAGGAATCGAGCGTCCTTCACAGGTTTCCACTACCGTACATAATCTAAAACAGTTTCAACCTTATCTAAAATCAGCAGGAAGAAAAGTATATCCATCAATGGGCGGCAGCCTACACCCTAAAATGATCAATCTACAAGATGGAAATGTGATGTACGTGTTTGACAGAAATAGACACTCACATGGAAAACATTCTAAGCCTCTGGCTAGCATTATTTTTAATCCAACAACTGGAAAGATCCAAGGACATGATGTGGTAAGGCTCAATCCACAAGAACAACAGTATGTTTTTAATTGGTTAAAAAGAAACGCTGGAAATAGACAACAGTTTTACCCTTCAGTGATTCCTACTAATGTGCATGAAGAAGAAAATCATAAGGCACATAAAAAAGATCAAGATACTGATCGTCAGACAGCTGATCCTTTAAATTATCACGGAACTGATCCTGCTATTAGAAGTTTGTTGTTTAAGGCTGCACAGGAAGTAGGACCTAAACAAAATCACTTAGAAACTCTGCTAGCTTTCTTATCCAGAAAAGAAGAAGAACATCAGGGCATGATTGATAACCTTTCTGCAGAAAATGAACAACAAAGAGCAGAAATCAAAGGACTTATCCAACAAATAGAAAATCTAGTCACTGACATTAGAGAAAAAGAAAAACGTTTCCAAGACTTTAATCAGCAGGTAGCTCAACAATCAGATATGACTGTTCAGCAACAGGCCAAAGCTGCACAGGCGCAAGCTCAAACACAGGCTGCACAACAACCAGCGGCACAGGCTGCACAACAACCAGCGGCACAGGCTGCACAACAACCAGCACCTGTGTCAAATGTTGTACCAATGAGAGCTAAAAGACAACAGCCAACTGCTGCTAACGTAGCTCAATATCGTCAAGCTGCAGAATCTGTTCAAGGTAGTATTGAACAGGTACTACTTGAAGGATTAGCAAATCACCTAGGTGAACTATGGGAAGGTGCTTTTAAAAATATAGATATTGATCGACAGGAACAAGGCCATACAGCTACATTTGAAGTAGGTCGCTACAAAGATGGATTTTGGATTCCTTTACAACATCACGCAAGCCAAGAACAAGCACAGTTTCATGCTAAAAATCTAAAAAAGAAATATCCCAGTATGGAAGTCGGTATTAAAGGTCAAGACGGACAAGTTAAACTTGTGGGACTATGAGAGCTCGTGAAATACAGCCTCGCAAACTAGTTATATTTGACATAGATGATACTTTAGTTCATACACAAACTAAAGTTCATGTAGTCAAAGACGGTCAGGTGGTTAAAAGTCTAAACAGCCACGATTTCACCCACTACAAACTGCAACCAGACGAAGAATTTGATTTTGGTGATTTCCGTGATGCACGTGAATTCTTTGATAATGCCAAACCTATCATTCCTATGATCAATCAGCTGAAGCATGATATTAACACAGGCAATACAGTGATCATGGTTACTGCACGTGCAGACTTCAATGACAGAGAACTGTTCTTAGATACATTCCGCAAGTATGGAATAGATATGGATAAGGTTCACGTGCATCGCGCAGGTAATCTTGTTGGCAAATTTTCAACAGAAGAAAAGAAAAAGATTATTATCA